TATATGGAAGATTTATAAAATATAGGTGAAAAATGGGTCAGGGCATCAAAATATGGGTCACCCACGCGGGTCTTAACAATAGCGCTTAGCACCACCCGATGTTCCTAAACCAAGGAGCGACTTACCCTTGCTGAGTGCGAATTTCTGCACGTCGGGGTCGGCAGCAGCCTTCATCACGAACGGGGCAGCCTTTCTAACAATACCGCTCAACATATTAAAAATACTACCGCCAGTCATACGTTTAACCTCGGCAGACTTCATTGCAGATGCCTGTTGCTTGGACTTAGCGTCAAGCACCATCTCCTTGGTGAGAATACCCGTGTAGATGCTAGACACACCTTGCTGTGTGGTGAAGATACCAGAATTGGCGGTAATAACAATCAACTCGGGAGAAATAGCAGATGTGAATTGGTTGGTTACACCCACAGAGAACTGGAAGTTATAATTACCAAGAGAACCGCAGGTTAGATAGTCGGGCAAGGACAAATCGTAAGCAGGAGATATAACAAGCAGAGAACCCGTGGTTGCAACCTGAGTAACAACACCCGTTGCAGTATCAACATTGCTCGCCTGTCCGCTGAACTCAGCCCAAGATTGAGTAGAGCCGTTCTTAACAGACATACGCCACAAATCGTAAGCAGTAGCAGAGGATAGAAGACCTGACTGGTTATTCAAGTTGATGCTAATATTATTAACCTTAAAGAAGGCATCGGCATCAAAGATGGTCTGCTGGGTCATTGGCTTACGAATATTGATGATAAACAAATCGGGGATTTGATTGATTTGAATATTGCTAGATGTGAGAGTGTTGGTAGCACCCGCACCAAGAGGAGAGGACAGGGCGCTGGTAGTCAAGTAGCGGGGGAAGTCCATATAAGGCACGATGTTCTTGGACTCAATGAGGTCGCTGGGCTGGGACGACAACAACTTCATCAACAACTGAGGAGAGGTAGCACCAACGGGGGCGAGGATAGAACCATTTCCTTGTGCTTGGTACTTAAATCCGTTTGCATCAGCAACAGACCCGAGTTGAATGGTCGTCACGTAGGATGAATTAGCAGACGAGAACAAGCGCTTGCAAGTGCTATCAATATTCAAGGTGAAGGTCATATTGTTAATACCCAAGAAACCTTGCTGATTGTATTCAGGGTCGCCGAAGATAAAAGGAGACAAAATGAGAGGCTCACTGACCACAGTTGAGATGGTAATGACCCAAGTATCTAAAAGACTCGTGGATACAAGAGATGTGTTTGTACCACCTCCTGATACGTTGTGGACTACGCCGTAAGAGATGGGGAACGCACCACGGGGAACTTGGTCTACGTCGTAAGCAGCATCGGCGTATTCACCGAGAGGGTTATTACCTGCACCCACACCCTGAGAGTAAAGACCATATGCCTGATCGGGAAGAGATGGGGTGGTAGAGTTAAATCTGTAAAGTTCTCTGCTGTTATTCATACGAAGAAGAGCGGGAAGAACGTCCTGCGTATTGATAGAAACAGTAGTGTTGTTAATCTGCGCAGTCGCAGTGCTAAACAAAGAGTTCAACGGGAACGCGTGAAGAGCATCGGTTCTACCATACGACCAAGCGACCGCACCGACAGGCACGTTGGTGATGCCGAGTCTAAATGTAAGACCCGTGTTAATCATCATATCTCTGCCTATAATGGTGTTCTCAGAGGGGACTTGGACGTTGAAAATTAGCGCAGAATTGCTGGCGCTAGTCGAGGGGAATTGCTGGAAGGTGCACTGGGAAGCACCGCTTTTAACTGCGTAGTCAATATCGGAGGTGATATCACCAATTACGCTATCGCGCACGAGAACAGTCTTGAAGGACGACATCTATAAGTTATACACAGATAAAAATTATAGATGGATAGACGAAATTTAAAAGATAAAGAATTCCTAAACGTTGGATTTTGTAGTATTCATTGATTTATAGGACGCCTTCTTCAAAAACGCCAATTTGATAGTGACCGCCTCGCCTGAGTTAATTCTGTAAGGAATTAAAGCCCCCGTCTTTGTGCGCCAAAAAATGCTTAAATCAATGTTAGAAAGGGTGCGATTACCATACAATGTGACTAAACGATACTCCGCCGTGGGTGTATAGACAATATTCGGGCGGTACTGCCCATTATCACTAACCATATCCGTTATAATATTGGCTATATTACTATTATTACCGCCAAAAGCGACTTGCTGGGCATCGTCAAAGATGACGGGGGTGCTGACTTGATTGCTCTGTATCGGTAAAGTGTTGGATGTGAATACTATCGCAGTAATAGGCGACCAATTTGCAACAGTGCTATACTCTTGGTACAGGGCGATTGCTCGGTAGGTCACGTAAGTAGCGGGAGGCACAGGCACGGGTTGCACGGGCGTAATAGTAAGCAAGTTGACCGCCCCGACCGATGGGATGACTAATTGGTAGTTTCTTCCAAGAGTAATACCCGTGTATCCTAAATAAGTCGCAGGGAAGGAGTTGAATAGCCCAAACATCGGCGCATTAAAATATATCTTAATCTTATCCGTAATAGTTCCATCAAGGTTGAAATTATAACCATTCACATCACCATACAGCACCGCTTGGTCTGACGACGTGTCCCAGTTGAGAAAGGGCGCGTATGTTGTGGGCATCGTCTTACCTGCCGCCGTGACCGCTGCGGTTAGTGCTGCAAAGGCAGCCGCCATTTTTATATTTATTAAATAAATCCAATACGAATACGAGTAGCAGTAGTAGTAGCCCGTTGAATTATTCTGCACACCATTAGCGCACTGAGATGGTGGTGGTGGGACTTCTGCGCCTTTATCCTGCGCTATCCAATCAACAAATGTCTGCCCTGATGTGTAGGTCACCCCCGTTATTGTGGTTTCAAGCGTGACGGAGTAAATGGTTCTATCTCTGAGCGGTTGTGCTGGCTCTATACTCGGGATAAAAAGTGGGAGACTTCCTGTCTCCATTGTAAAGCGTAGAATGCTTAAATAGTATTCCTCGGGGTTTGAAATAAAGGGATTTGAGCGGGTCTCATTGAAAGCAAAAACTGGTGGCTGGGTAGTTGTGCTTTGAAAGTTAGACACTGTTATATCAAAATACACTTGGTCGGGTGTGGATGCATTTTTTACGGGGTCAAACTGCGACATCTATATATATGTATAGTGATATTATTTTTAATAGCACTAAACTTATTCTTTCTTTAATACTATCTTAAATAGCGTAAGGCACTTCTTCAATTCTTGAAGCGTATAGGTCTCAAACTGAGGCGGAGTTGTTCTTCCAATGCCTTTATAGTATTCTGCTAAAATAGGGATTATATCTTCTCGTTTCAGGTCTTTCATATATAGTTCCGTTAGATTATTTCTGTGAATGCCTATACGCATACGCCTTATTAAAATCTTCTTGCAACTTTACCAAATTCTTAAAAATCTCCGTAGACTCTCCCCACAACAATCGTGCTGAAAATAATGACGGAGATGGTATGAGATTATTAATGAGATTACGCTCCGTTTGATTACCACAATGCCTCGCCCAGTAAGCCGTCCTTTTATTTTCATCTGCGTGGTCTATATATGTGCTACCCGATTTATAACCAAAATCAAAACTCCGCACCTTATCTCCCTCTTTAATTGTTATTTTAAATCTTTTTGTTGGTTTAGCGCTATTAACCAAATCTAATATTTCAATGGGCATCCTATTATATTATATCAGTATATTATATATGGCGCTAAACGAACGAAAGGTAGAGCAATTAAATAATGCTGTCGGTGAAATAATCTGCCGACTTGCTGTTAAAGGTCGTAATCGTTTAATCGGCTCAAATTCTTTAAGGTCTATACAATACGGAGCGGATTACGACGCAGAAGCGTACCCCAAAGAAAAAACCTGCGATAAAGTTGCAAGTATGATACGGAGCGCCTATTTAAAAACCGCTAAAAACCCTGATGTATGGATTACTGATTTTAAAGCGGGATGGGACGAACGGCTGGTCTATCGGGGCGACTTTTCAAAGGCATCCGTCGAGGAGTATGTGCAGAACCCGCTTATTAAACCCGCACTTAAAAAGAAGATTTTACGCGCAAGTGGCGACGACCAAGAAAAGATGATCGGCGACCTGTGGAAGATACGCTGGGATTTAAACGCAATGAAACGAGGATATGTTAAAATGATTGATGGTACACGCAAATATTTCAAAGACGCTATAATGGAACGCACTCCTTGCAAGATTGACCTGATTGCAAAAGTGGGCGACCGATTTGCTGCGATTAGTGAGAACTATTACATTACCTGTGGCGGTACGAAGAACTGGGACGAGTCGCCCGATTTAAGTGCTAAGGAGGCGGAGTTTGAAGACGAAATACGCTACTACACGAAGGTTAATAAGTTCAAGGCATTAAAGCGCCTATTTTCTCTCTTAAAGATGGAAGGAGAAGAAAAAAACAGAGTTCAGTTAGAACGTCTGATTGCATTTTTCAATTCTAATGTTGGACTTGCAAATAAGATTAAAAACGAATTGGATATATTGGAAGAATTACTGCGTCAGCCCCGTAAGCCAAAGTGGGAGGATGTTGAAGCCAATATTCAATACATCAAAGAGGAGTTCTCGCAGGTCTACGAAGTGCCTATTAAAGAAAGCGTATTTAAATTCTTGGACGATGTAAAGCCCGCAACCGCCCTCAAAGACATTGCAAAATTACGGGATTACTTAGTCAGTAAGGTTAATACCTACTCCGCCGATTTTCTGCGTGATATATATAAATAATGCTTGGATTTTTAGCAGGGTTTATTTTTACTTGGTTTAAGCAGGTTATTGATGATTTAAATAAATAAACTTATATAAGTGTCCGTTTTTTACTTATATAAGCATACCCCGACCCTGCCCTGACCCATTTTTTGATGGTCTGACCCATTTTTCACCTTGTTTTTATAAAGTCCTCTCGGGAAGAAGAAATCCTAGGATAGTTTTAAAAAAACGCGAAAAAATGGGTCAGAGGGTCAAAAAATGGGTCAGACCCATTCTTCAATAATTTTGCTTAATAATTTACTAATAATTCTTACTAACTACTTCAATCTCGTCGTCCCCATCGCAGTACTTCTGTGAGCACCACTGCACTTTTACGAGTCGCAACTTTGCACCCCAGCGTTCCTCTTTCATCATTTCAAATAGGTCTTCTGCGTCTCCCAGTGTGAAATTAAACACCCCGTCTTCATTCTCAATGATGCTGAACTCTTGTTCGTCATCCTCGTCGCATTCTCTTACTTGGTAGCATTCCTTCTCCTTACACATCTTACCCGACTTCTTGTAGCACTCCTCACACGCTGATATTTTCAACGGGTAATAATGGTAATAAATATCGGTGCTTTCACACGAGTAGCACATTCTCCAATCCTTCTCAGTCCATTCGGCTCTTTGCATTTCTGTTGTTGTTGTTGTCTTGATGCGGTACACAGGTTTGTCTAATCCAACTTCAACTTTTTTTTCAATTGTGGGATTTGATAAAATTGGACGAACTAAAAGTTAAAAAAGGGCTTTAACCCCTGTTTAATATATTACTAATAAAACTACTATCTACTCATCATTCATTCTGTCTTCATCTATCTCAAACGCACACTGCTTGCAAATAATGCAGACCCCGTATAATGTTTCAGCGTCTTCATCATCGCTCTCGTCGCCACATTCCACCCAATCCTTCCATTCCTTATTTATTTTGCATACCTCGCACCTGAATGTGCGGTCGGTGCGTTCAAGGCAGGGGTATGTGTTTGATGCGTCCATTTTCGTTGCTTTGCTTGTCGCTTTGCTTTTGTTAATTTGCTATTTACTAACCCAGAAAAAAACTTTCAATTTTCTACGATTTTTTACGAATTCCGTAACAAGTTAAAAAAGGGCTTTAACCCCTGTTTAATATATTACTAATAAAACTACTATCTAACAATCTACGAACTCTGTGCCGTTCCACTCCTTATCGCAGTCGGCTGCGTGTCCTATCATTAAATTCTTCAACGACACCGACTCATTTTTCATCACCGCTTCTGCATGCGTCCAAATAATATCCTCTGCATTGTTGTATATAAAATGATACATCTCCCAGTCTTCCTCAGTTGCTGTCTCGTTGTCGGGCTGTTTAAAGGTCTTCACGATATTAATAGCCGTCTTAAAATCCTTAATCTGTTGTGCGTTCATCTTCGTTGCTTTGCTTGTCGCTTTGCTTTTGTTAATTTGCTATTTATTTACCCTGAAAATAAAATTCAATTTTTTACACTTTGTGTGCTTTTCAGTACGAGTTAGTCGTTAGTTGCATTACCTTGGTTTGTCTAATCCAACTTCAACTTTTTTTCAATCGTGCGGTTAGACAAACCCAGTTAAAAAAGGGCTTTAACCCCTGTTTAATATATTACTAATAAAACTACTACTTATTCTTCGTCGTCAGCCTCAACGGACTTCGGGCGATACCTATCACTCCATTGTAAAGTCTCCCAGAGGGGTTCGTTGTTCCAACCCCACACACCTACACAGACTTCAATCTCTATCACACCCCTGTATCCTGCCCTTCTCAACATCCTTGCATACTTAATTGCCTTTGCCTTATTGGTGAATTCCTCTCGTTCATCGTCTCCCCATTCCACAATGTAGGTCTTCTTGAATTTACTCATTTTAAATTGTCTCGCGACTTGTTGTATTTTGATGCTTATACAAGTATTGTAGAAATCCATTTCAATTTTTTTTTGCAACTTTAAATATCAATTTTTTTTGTCCCCTATTATATAATGCCTAACTACCCCTCAAATCCTGACCTTTACGAAAGAGCAAAACGACACGCAGATTTAATATACTCAAAACCGAGTGCGTATAAGAGTGGCTTTATAGTAAAGACGTATAAAGAACTCGGCGGGACTTACACAGGCACAAAACCAAAGAATGATGGGTTGGATAGATGGTTCAAAGAAGAGTGGCAGGATGTTGGAAGCCTCGGATACCCAGTATACCGCCCTACACGAAGGATTACCAAGGACACACCTTTAACTGCGAAAGAAATCAAACCCAGCAATTTGCAAAAACAGATCGCATTAAAACAAAAAATAAAGGGTAAATCAAACCTACCCCCGTTTGAAAGCAAATAAAAATATAGCGCTATATATATTGATAAATGGAGGCAAAATGGAGTGATGATTTAGAACAAATCGTCTCAAAAATAATGTTTAACGCTAATGTAATGTCTGCGTACCACAAAAAGAATTATATCTACTATAAAGGGCAGTTGAAATTCTACAAAATACCTATTTTAATCATCTCGGGATTTAACTCGGTATTCAGTGTGGGGTTGCAACCTTTCTTACCGCAACAGACCATCTCCGTGTTAAACTGCCTCCTTGCACTCATCTGTGGGATAATAGGAAGCATTGAATTATTTTTGCAAATAGCAGATAATATGGAACGTGAATTGGTTGCAAGTAAGGATTTTTATCTGCTCGCCGTTGACTGCTTTAAAATGCTCGCACTTGAACGCAGAAACCGCACAATCTCGGGTAAAGATTTCTTGGACGAAAAATACTCGGATTACACGAAATTAATCCAAACCAGCAACTTGGTGCAACGAAAAGTCATTGATAAGATGACGGGCGAAGAAAGAAGCGCTTTAAAAGATGTAATCCCTGATGCTACATCAAGCGAGAGTTTATCACTATTAACACCTACACCAAGAGCGAATGATACGTCGAGTGATGAAAACGAAGGAGTTTAGAAAAAAAATATATGTGTAATAATATATGCCTACGGATAGTCGTTTAAAAAATACTTTATCATTTTCGTGCAGTAAAGTGATGAAGTACCTGCGCACACCCACTGATATATGGGCTGACTTAATAAAAGAATTTGCATTTACGCTCGATGCGTGTGCGAGTGATGAAAACCATTTATTACCCAAATATTACACCGCCAAGAACTCGGCATTAGACCACGATTGGACTGACGAAATTGCATACGTGCATCCGCTCTTTGATGGTAAGATTGGTAAGTTTGTAGAAAAGGCAGCCCGCACCCGAGGCACTTTTGTATTCTTATTACCTTCATCTACACACACAAAATATTTTCACGACTTCTTTTATAATCGTCCCAATGTTGAAATCCGCTTCTTAAAGAAGCCATTAAAAGGGTTTAGATTTTTAAATGACGATGGGTCGTGTGATGATGAGAGCAAGATAGGTTATATTAAGCCGTTAATGATTGTCGTAATGCGCAATACTGATGCAGATTTAATTTAAGCGATTATATTTTTATCTTTTAATATAATATACACATATGTCGGGTTCATATTACGCACTTGACGCAGCATATAATTCATTGCAAAGTCAAATATACGCATTATCAGGGCAGGTATCATATGTGCAGTCAGTAATAACTACACCATCTCTCCTAACATTAAACACTACTTTTTCTATATTGACGCTCGGAGCGGGAGTCGGGTCGGGGGTCTTTACACAGACGATAAATATACCATCCGCAGGCGAGTATCTGCTTAATGCGCTGGTTCGTCTCCAATATATAGGTACTCCTGTGAGTACAGAGGGATGGGCGGTGTCGTTTCTAGGAGTTGCAAGTGGTGTTAAAACATCTAATTTTCAAAGCATCACAGCACCTGCTGCCTCTCTCGGTATCATTATTGATACGAACCCAACAGGTCTCGTAGAGTTTGATAATACTCTTACATACCCTTACTCAGTGCAAGTCCAAGTATTAATAAATGGTAATCCAAGCGGCGTGACTGCGACAGGGTCAGCATCTGCTATACGCATTGCAGAGCAACAACCTGCTATCACGAGAATTTCTACTACAACGGGGGCGTTCTATCCTCCGACTCCTAATCACTTAAAAGCGACGGGTTATATTATTGCTGGCGGTGGTAGTGCAGGAACCACATCCAAACCTGACTCAGGAACTTGGTCGATGGGCGGTGCTGGTGGCGGTGGAGGTGG